GGCGTCTTCCTCTTCCGTGTGGTAGGTGCGCCGTTGGGGCTCCTCCGGAGGTGCATCCTCGGCACTGGGAGCCCCGTCCATGTCGTCCTGCATCTGCTGGGCAGTTGCGATGGTGAGGATCTCGTCCAAGGAGAACGACCACTTCTCGTACAGGGCCGTTCCCACGGACTCCGGGCGATCATGGAACTTGATCCGCTTGAAATCGAAGGCCTTGTCGAGATCGCTGGGCACCGCGTCGAACTGGACCGTCTTGCCCTGGTCGGTCGGCCACCAGAAGAACGTGGGCTGGCCTCCACCGGAGAGCGCATTGGCCTCTTCGAGGAGTTCGCTGGTGAACGAGTGGGCGGAAGCATCCCAGAGGAACGCCTGGGTGCCAGGGGTCTTCGCATTCTCGCGGGGAACCACGATCATGAATGCACGCTCGCTGGTGCGGTGGACCGAATTGCCGGACCCCTTCACACCCTTCACCCACGATCCCCCGTCCTCCTTCTTCCGGAAGTACTCTTCGCATCGGGGGCAGGAATTGGCATAGCCATTCCGCTTGAGGCAGACGTGGTGCAGCCCCTTGGGACCGCCGCCCTTGGAATCCGGGTGGACCCAGACCGTGAGTCCGAAGTCGTAGTCCCCGATGCTGATGGAGCCGTTGCGAACCGAGGGATTCCTGGGACTGGTGACGAGGGTGCCGATGATGTCGATGTAGTGGGTCCCGGCCGTGGGCTTCCACCACTTGGTCGCATAGGGGACCTTGGACACGTCGAGGACGGAGGTCCATCCTCCACCTCCCACGTCCTGGCCGACGGCTTCCTTGGCCTTGGCAAGCCCCTCGGCTGCCTTGGAAACGTCTGCGTTCTTCTTGAACTTGCTGATGTCGAATGCCATGATGCTGATTTCCTTGTTTCTGGGTTCTGTGTTTTCAGGTTCCCGACGGACGATAGCCCGGCAGGTTTTCACGTCCCGAGGATGCCGTCGGGGTCGCGAAGTAGGATGCGCCATGGAGGCGCTGGAGGGTCTCAATCATGTCCTTGTTGGCATTGATCGCACGTTCTTCTGCCTGGGACAGCTTGAGGTTGTAGCCAGCGTCGGCCAGTTCCTGCTTGAGCCGGCTGACCTCGGGGTGCTTGGCAACCATGTTCTTGACATCGTCGGCCGTTGCAGCCTTGCCGTTGACCTGCTCGGTACGCAGCTCAATCCAGAGTTCCCCGGAACGGAGTTCCAAGCGGTTCTCTGCTTCGTCCCTTGCCTTCTGGGCTTCCGCGACGGCGGACCCGTAGCGGCCCATGAGTCCGGCCTGCTGTTCAGCGGCCACGTCCAGGTGCAGGCGGTTGAGCTTCACGTCTTGGGTGAAATTGAGTTCCATCTTCAGTTGCTCCCTGCGGCATTGAGAGCCAGGACGATCAGTCCCGACCAGCCGCTGTCGAAGGTGTTGCCTGCGCAGAAAACTTCCATTATCTCCAGTGCGCGGTCCGGATCCTTGTGCCAGTTGCCGAGGTACGCTGCCTCGCAGTAGCCAAGCACGCCACGGCGGACAGACTCAGCTTCCTTCCCGTCGGCCTTGATCCCCTGCAGGATCCGGCGAACATCTGCACGGCCTGCCCCTTCCAGGAGCGCCTTGGCCAGATTCTCCGACGCTGCACTCGGCCCCTTGATCCCCTGGCCAATGGCCTCGATCTCGTTGGGACTCATGGTCTCGGTGCAGTTGGGGGCAATGGTCTCCAGGATGCTGAGGGCCATGCCCGGGGAGCCCTGGGCAGCCACGATGATCCGGTCCCTGAGTTCCTTGGGGACTTGGTAGCCCTCATCCCTGCAGGCCTTGGCAAGCAAGACCCTGACGCGGGCGTCAGGAACGGGGCTCAGGTCGAAGCACTTGGCCCGGCGCTGGAGGGCCACGGGGAGCTTCTCGGACTCGGAGGTGCAGAGGATCCAGTACAGGTGGCTGAGGGAACCTTCCCCGGACTCCTCCACGATCTTGAGCAGCACGTCCTTGGCCGTGGGGCTGAGGCGGTGGATCTCGTCCACGATCACGACCATGGGCGCATTGGCCATCGGCTTGGTGCGGACCTCCTCACGAAGGGCGCGGGTGTCCTCGGCTCCCGAGTAGCTTGCAGCGTCGATCTCCTTGACGCACAGCATCTGGTCGTCCAGGTCCGGGACCAAGTGTGCAGCGATGAGCTTTGCAATGGTGGTCTTTCCAGTGCCAGGGCTTCCTGTGAGGACAAAGGCATGGGGGACCTTGTCGGCCTGGAGGTCCAAGTGGGCCTTGATCGCGGCAATGGTCTTCTCGTGGCCCTGGATGGCTTCCCAGGTGGAAGGGCGGATGCGGGTGGCGAGGGCAGTCACTTCTTGTGCCATTCGTTGGGGGTAGTCATCTCTTCTCCTGTTTGGTTCCGGGGCTACTTGGCCCCTTTGGGTGTGAAATCTAAGGGACTGAGGGGCAAAAGTTAAGGGGTCTGGTCGGGAATCTTTCTCCAGCCAACGAAGTCAGGGAACCTGAGATCCGGACGGCTTGGGAACTCCGCGTGGTGAAACTCAGCAATGTCCTTGCGAACGATTCCAGGCACCTCTGTGCCGTCTGCCAAGACTCCCAGGAACTGGAAGCCCTCCTGGTTGTAGAGCCAGTCCCTGGGGTAGCAGAGGGGATTGGAGGGCATCTCAGGCTGCCTTTACTGCGGGGGTTCCGCCGAAGGTAATTCCGAAGCGGGCGGCGTAAAGGGCGAACGACTGGGCAGTCCATTCCTCGGAGGTCGGGATCAGGAGGTCGCAATCCTTGGAGGGGATTCTGGCGAACTTACCGTCCACGCATCCGATGATATCGCAGGAGCCGTAAACTCCCAGAGGCGAGGGGCAGACTGCGACCGGGATGAACTCCATCGGATCGGAGTGGCGAGCAGCGAAGGCGTAGAAGGCCACTCCAGCAATGTGATGAAAGTCAGCGAACATGGAGCGGAACTTTTCCCGACGGGCGTTGCACTTCTGAAGTTCGGCGTTGGTCATCTTCTGCTCCTGGTCCCAGGGAACCAACTCGGCCCCCTTGAATCAAACATACAACATCCCACTCTAAAAGTAAAGGGGTTAGAAGGATCTTTTTTCGACGAGGTCCATGTCCGCCCAGGAGCCGTTCACCAAAGAGCTTTCGATCTCGATGGTCAAGGGGGTGTCGATCCAGGTCCACGCCTGGGGAAGCCTACGGGTTCCCCACTCCTGCACGATCTCGCAGACCTTCTCCGCATGCCTGGGGTGGCAGTCGATGACCAAGGCGTCGTGGATCTCACAGCAGACAGCCGCCTCTTCTTCTCCGGCGATGTCTCGGATGCGTGGGGCTGACTCGTCCATGGTCCACTGGAGGCAGTGGAATGCCGGCCCCTGGATCGGGTAGTTCGTGGCATCGTTGTAGCCGAGGGGTCCCCAGCACCGGAAGCCGGTCTTCAAGGGGACATAGAGGTTGTCCTGGTAGAACCGCCACGTGTCCCGCTTCCACTGCTCGTAGTCTGGGAACATATTGGTCCAGAGGTCCTTTTCGCACGCCACCAAGTGTTCCTGTAGGGCGTCGAGGGTCTTGATTCCCTGGCTTCCCATGTGGGCTAGCAGCTCTGGATGGACTTGGAGGTATTCCCAGACGGCCAGGGTCACTTCCCCGTACGTAGCATCCCCGAAGGCCGCCGCCTTGGATCCGTAGAACTCAGCAAAGGTCCAGAGCATCTTGGTGTCCCCACGATAGGGCTTCACGTCGGACCCGGGGAGCAGGAATATCTTGGACGCTCCGTCGCGATGCATGTCCGAAGACTTGTCGGTCAGGTATCTTCCCATGTTGGCGTCGTGGTGGTTGCAGTAGCCGATAGACACTTCGACAGCCTTGTAGTCGGCCTCGATCAGGATATGCCCCGGACGGGGCTTGATCGCGGAGCGGATCGCCTTCTTGGCAATGGGGTCCCGCTTGGGGATGTTCTGGAAGTTGGGATCTTGGCTGCTTGACCGGTAGGTGACCACCTTGTTCAGGGAGTAGGACGGGTGGATCACCCCGCCTACGGCCTCCCGAAGGAACCCATCGATGTAGGTGGAAGACAGCTTGTGCATCTTCTTCCAAGCCAGCACGTCCATTGCCAGCGGGGTACCGAAGGACTGGAGTGCCGTTTCGTCCGCAACCCTTCCTCCGCGCCCGATCTTATGACCAAGGATGTCGTAGAAAAGCTTGGAGACTTGGGGGGCAGCATTCGGGTTGAAGTCCTTGGGAACCGACGGATAGGACTGGATCCTCTTCAGCGTCTCGTCCATGTCCACGGCCAGCTTGCGCTTGTTGGCCTCCAGCATCCCAGTGTCCAGACGCATCCCAACATGGGAAGCCCTGGCCAGCTCCGGCGCCGACCTCATGAAGAACCTGGAGCCCCTGAGCTGGGGGGTGTACTCCCTGAGCGTCTCCCGTTGCCGGTGCCGCCCCTCCTCAGATGCGATGGCGTCCATTCCGCAATAGGTCAGCATCTTGGTCGGCCACTTCTTGAAGAACTCCTCCATGCGGTTGAACTCATTCCCGCCCTTTTCCTTGGACCCGATGTAGGGGTCCACCTCGTGGTCATACCCTAGGATCCCGAATTCCGTGTAGGCCAGGAACTTGAGGCTGGTAGGGGCCTCATTGTTCACGATGTGCGCATCCAGGCAGGTGTCGGCACGCCACCCCTGGACCCAGTGTCCCCCTCCGAGCACCTTGGTCCACATGTCCTCGAACTGGGATTGGTGTGCTGTCTTCCCGATCTCCGGATCTGTGACCACCCGGACCCATTCGGCCATGAACTCCGGATCGCCGGCGTAGAACTTCCCGGAATACGCGTGGACCTTCCCTGGAGGTCCCCAGGCGACGGCTGCGCAGATGATCTTGTGCCCTTCACGTTGGGGCTTCAGTCCAGTGGTCTCGTAGTCGAAGCCAACATCCATTCCAGGCTGGATGGTCCTCAGGAGATTCGTGTACTCGGCTGCGGATTCCATGATCGTGACATCGGCCGGCCCGAAGGCGCGGGGCACCGGCTTCCCCACGTACTGGCACGCCTTGGCAACGTGGCGCCGGAAGAACTCTTGCACGTCCCGCTTCTTCTCCAGCTTGAGCGTGTGCTTGAGTCCAGGGATCGGGCAGACCCACGCCTGCAGATCCTGGTCGGGGATGCACTGGCCGATGAATGCCGTCGGCTGGGTCCCAGACATCCTACCTGCCAAGCGGTCGCCTAGGAGGGCTTGTACAGCCACGGGACCGAGGGGCATAATGAAGGAGGGCCGCAAGGCCAAAACGTCTGCATGGAGCTTGGGACGGCATTCCTTGGCAGCCTTGGCCCGTTCTCCATCCAGGGCCTTGTCGGATTGGTCCTTCCAGTCGTTTGGGAGGTGGCAACGGATCGCGTGGGTTGTCCAGCAGTCCCGCTCCACGTCGATTCCGTGCTTTCGGAGTTCCGTGCGGATGAGTGCCCCGGCATCCCCGTATAGAGGCCGTCCCTGGGAATCATCGCTTGGCCCTGGGGATTCAGCGATCAGGAGGATCCCTTTGGCCCCTTGTCCGGATACTGGGAACTTGGGGGTCTGGCACCCCTTGTACCTTTGGCACGACTCGCACCCTTGGCCCGTAGTCCTCTTGGGAGCTACAGGTTCTTCTTCCTCACCGAACAAATCGAAAAAGGGCTTGTTTGCCAAGAGGCTGAATCTCCTATGAAAAATGGATCGAGGGGCGCGAAGCCCGTTTCCCGGAGGTTTCCCCGACCACAGGCCCACCGTGGGACGAGGTCCTGGATCCGTTCTACCGCGACCCTCGAAAGCCTCCCACAGGAATCGAACCCGTAACCCCCGCCTTACAAAGGCATTGCTCTACCAATTGAGCTAGGGAGGCAATCCCCGTTTCCGGGGGACTGAGAATCTACTTCACATCCACTGAGATAACCTGGGTGAAGTCCTGCCCCTGGAACACGAGTCGGGGCTGGATCACGGTGTCCCCGCTCTTGGTCTTGGCCTCCAGCGGGACCACGGACATCGTGGTGACCTTTTTCGCGGCCTCTTCCAGGTAGGGGACGGAAGCCTGGAACACGACTTCCACGCTGTCGGGGACGGCGGCATCCAGGATGCACTTGTCCTTGACCTTGCCGCCGCTGTTGGCCGTCGCCAGCCGGATCTCCTTGCCCTTCACCGTGACCTCGACCATCGGGGTGCCAGACTTCTGGTCCTCAGACGAGAACACGGAGACCACGGCCACCTTGTCCCCGAGGTCCTTGGGCATGGCAACCGAGAAGCTTGTAGGCGTGAGCTTGATGTCGTTCAGGGTTCCCAGGACCTTCTTCGTGGGGAAGCCATCGCCGTCCTGGATCTTGGCGGAGAACACGGTGCCGGCCTCTGTCTGCCAGTGCGCCCAGAGGTCCCTGACCGCGTAGCGGGAGAGTTCCCCGAGGGTCAGCAGGGTCTTGGCTGCTTCCGTGTGGACGGAGAACGCAGGCATCGGGTCGCCGTGGACCGTGCCGTAGTTCCAGCGGGACGCCGTGACTGCAACCACCAGATCGCCGGAGAAGCGGACCACGGGGAACTGCTCTCGGTGGTTCTCCAAGCGGACGAGGGCGATGGCAGTCCTCATTCCCATGGGAACCGGCTGCCAGAGTTCTTCGAGGTCCGAGAGGCCCAGGGAGGCCAAGGCATGGGACAGGGTGTCCGGCTGCAGGATGATCTCGCCTTCCGTCGTGCCACAGGTGAAGGACAGGAAGGTCTCGGTCTTGGAGATTTCGACCACGTCCCCCTTGAGCTTCTTGACGACGCGGGAGAGTTCCTTGGCCTTGATCGCGGCCGTGAGTCCTGCGAGATCGGGGACGGGAGCGGAGATGCTGACCCCCTGCTCGCTGGAATAGGTGTGGACCCAGCCGTCGGAGAAGACAGCGGCATCTGCCCCTTCGATCTTGGAGTCGCCAGTTGCCGGGAGCACGAGGTCCAGGGCAGTACGAAGTGCGTTGAGTTGGATGTTCATGGGTGTCTTTCTGTTGGGGGGTGCTATGGGGTGGTTCTAGGAGTCTTTGAGGCGTTTGTACATGGAGAGCCCCTTGTCGCGGTTCCCGACGGCCTTGCGAGCCACCAGACGCTTGAGGGATGCCAGGATCTTTTCCTCTTCGGTCTTCTGGCCGAAGACGCCAAGGTGCATCATGATCATGGGCACCGAGCACCACTGCCACGGCACACGGCTAAGGACCCAACGGTCCACAGCCTCCTCGGTGCCTCCGATTGTTGCTCTCATGTTCCTGTTTCTCCTTTGGCCCACACGGGCCTTGTTCATGTTCTAAGATAGCGACCGATCCCCTAGTTGTAAAGGGATCTAGTCGAGAATGTCTGACTTTCCTTTGGGCCGGTACACCAGATCACTCTTCACCTGGGAAAGCCAGCGGCTGTCCAGATAGGGCCGATTGATCCCCAGGTGCTGCAGCATCACGACTTGGTCGGTACTGGTCCCCTCGTCGCGGCTGATGTTCGAGGTCACGCGCATGATGCCCCACTGCTTCTCTACTGGGGTCTGGTTCAGCACCATGGTCTTCGTGACTGTGCGGATCTTGGCAAGGTTGCCAGACACGTCGTCTTCAGTACCGTTCTCCCGCTTGGACTGCCTGCCCGTGTGGGAAGGACTCACGACCACGCAGTCCATGTCCTGGGCGATCCCACGCGCCTCCAGCCAGATCTCCTCCAGCTTGTCAAGCTTCTCCTTGGCCCCTGACTTCACATAGTCCAGGGAGTCGAAGATAATGACATCCGGGACCCAGCCATGGACGGTCCGAAGGTCCCGGAGCATGTTCTTGAGGGCTCGCATGTCCATACCTTTGCCGCCGACGTTCACGAACTTCGTGGAGCCGCCTTGAGAAGTCCGACGGACCCCCTTCTGGAACTCCTCGATGTCCCGGAGGCTGGGGCTAACTCCAGGGATCGTCTTGTTGGTGAATAGGATCTCCCCGGTGTTCGAGAACGAGGGCAACGAGACCTCCATGGCAGACCTCGGCCGGCCTTGCAGATGGCCCCAGAGCCGCCTGGACTTCTGCTTCTTGACCAGCTCGAAGTCCACGATCAGGGTCTTTTTCCCCTGGAACATGGCGCTGAGTGCCACTAGGTCCACCATGAAACTCTTGCCCATCTTCTCTCTGGCAAGGATTCCCAGGAAGTCCCCTCGGATCATGGGGCCAAGCATCTGCCCTAGGCAGCCAGGCATGTGAAAGACCGTCTCATCCTCGCTGGTGTAGGCGTCCTCGATCTCGTGGGCATCGTGAAGTAGGTCCACGATCTGGTAGCCCATGTCGGCAGCACGCGAGAAACTCAGAAAGGCATTCTCTGCTGTGGCCAGTCCATCCGGGGTGGTGTTCGCTTCCAGTGCCCTCTGTGCCATTTCAAGAGCCCTGGAGACGGTCCGGCGCCTGAAGTACAGGTCAGCCTGGTCCTTTGCGAAGGGGGCGGAAAGGGGCTCGGCCGCCGACCAGTCGCGGGACAGGTTCTGCAGGAACTCAGCAACCGCCCGGCTCGTGGTCTCGTCGGCCACCTCAGACTGGTGGATAGCGTAGATCTGGGACATCGACTGCCCCGGTGCCTTGGCCGGCTCCAGCTTTGCCCACTCGTGGATCCAGGAGGCGACAGTCTTGGAGAACTGGGACTCAAAGAGGCGGGAGCTGTCCCACTTGGAGACAATATGCCGGAAGACATCGTCGGAGCTGATCATCCATGAGAGGATGTCACGCTCTGAGGTAGCCTCAATGATGGTTCTTTTCACTTCTCGAAGTCCCTGTGCAGAAGGCTTCCCGTAGTCTGGACCTGGCCCTGGTACTTGGAGGACTTGTACCCACCTTCCGTGGACCCCTCGACCCTCGTGAAGGTGATCTGGCAGCCGCGCATACCAGCGTGGACCAGAAGGGGGTTGGGGAGCACGTTGACTAGCTCCAAGGTCACCGAACCCTGGAACCCTGGATCGACCACGCCGGCCGTCTCCACGATCAGGCCAAGGCGTCCCACTGAACTCCTGCCCTCGACCTTCCCGAATAGGAGGTCCGAGATCCCGATGACCTCACGGGTCCGGACCAGCACGAAGCCGTGGGCGGGGATCCAGAGGGAATCGGCAACCGTGGTCTCGTATTCCACGGGAACCTTGGAATCTGTGGCGTGGAGGGCTCGGCAGAACTTTGGAGCACTGGGAATCGGCACCTCCATGAGCGTGTTCGGCTTCGGCACCAGCCACTCGTTGCCGAAGTGCAGGTCGATGGAAGCCGGCTGCAGGGCGATGGGGTCCGGTTCCCCTCGGAGCATTCCAGACCACTCCGGGAGCCACTGCCCCTCGTCGTTCAGGAGCTTGATTTCCCCGGCGGAACAAGCCCACCGGATTGCCGATTTGCCAAGAATCACTTGGAGCCTTCTTTCGTAGTGAGATTGCGGACCATCGCCACGATGGACTCGTCTTCGTTGGTTTCCGTCTTCCCGTCTACCACGACGCGAAGTGCATTCTTCCGAGACTCCAGGGCCTCAGCCATCACGGTGTCGATGGTCCCAGCAGCCAGTAGGAAGTAGACGTTCACTGAGGACTTCTGCCCCAGGCGGTGAAGTCTCGACTCGGCCTGGTCCAGGTCTGCAGGACTCCAGCATAGTTCCACGAACGCCACGTTGGAGCAGGCCGCTTGGAGTCCGTCAATCCCGACGCCGGCTGCCTGGATGTTCCCCAGGAAGACCTTGCAGGCATCGTCGTTGACGAACCTCCGGACAGCTAGTTCCCTGGCATCCTTGGACACGCCCCCAGAGACTCGGACGCACTGCTTGCCGAGGTGCATTTCCAGGTAGTCCAGGACTGCGATGTGCCAGCCGAACACGACCAGCTTTTCCCCGGTGGCCAGGAAGTCTGCAATCCAGTCGATCACGGCGTCCTTCTTCATCTCGAAGGCGGAGGCAGTCAAGGCCCCCAAGCGTTCCCGGATCTGGCCGGGGGAGTACCCTTGCATTCCCAGAATCCTGTCCTGAGCTTCCTGGTACTCGTCCGACATCGTGCAGTCCATCAGCACCGGCGTGTAGACGCGGTCTGGGAGGTCCTTGAGCACGTCATCCTTGGTGTAGCGGATACCAAGGGGTCGGATCTTCCCGTGCAGCTCCTCCGCGTGCGTGGAGCCCTTGTACGTGGTCGAGAATCCATTGGACTTCGGATCACAGTACCGGTTCAGGTAGCGCCAGTGGTCCGGGAAGGTCTTGGGATCCAGGGCGTGGAGAACCGTGTACAGCTGGGCAGGGCAGGTCCTGGCAGGGGTTCCGGAGAGGGCTACAACTCCTCGGTTGTCCGTGAGCTTCAGGAAGGCCTTGGACCGCTTCGCCTTGGGATTCCCGACGGCCTGGACCTCGTCGGCAATCACGGTCTGGGGGTTCCATTCCACCAGGGCATCGGTCCAGGCTTCCAGGATGTCCCAGTTCAGGACCACGGCCCCCTTCTTCGGGAGTCCATGGGGCGTTCGGCCGGAGAGGACCCAGAAAGGCATCTGGATTCCCCACTTCTTGGCCTCCCGGGGCCACTGGGTCTTGGTCGAGGATGTCGCGATGACCACCACCCGCTCGAAGTCTTGGTTGAGCTTCACCCAGCCCAGGGCAGTCAGACTCTTGCCGGTACCCATGTCCAGGAACAGACCACCTCGGCCGTTCCGGTACCGAAGCATCTGAAGCCCCTCAATCTGGTACGGCCGGAAGGCGATTCCCAGATCCGGGATCTCCACGTCCTTCCACGGCGGCACCCAGGGGGCAAGGGCCTGCTTTGCAGGTACCCCAGGCATTCCGATAGCCACCGGGGCAGAGGAGCCTCCAAGGAGTTGGAAACCGTGATACAGCAGGAGGCTTCTGGCATCTGCAGTATCCGGGACCTCCCAGAGTTTGAGGTCTCCGTTCCAACGGCGGTCTGGGAGCCGCTTCACGATCTCCAGGATCCTACGCCACTCAGCACCTGGAGTCGTCCAGTTGATCCACAGCTTGCCAGTGCCAGTCGGCTGGAAAGCCTTGGAGCCCTTGGGGCAGGGGATAGGGGTGTTGGTCTTCGTGAGGTTCACGGTTGTCCTGTAGGTTGGGGCCAGGTACTTCCCTGGCGCCTTTAAAAATAAGGGATGAATGGCTTTGTGTAAAGGGGTCAGCCTGCGCGAAAGTCAGTAAGGACGATCCCATCCGGGGCCACTGAGGGGCCTAGCTGCTTGACCCTCGTTGCCACAACTTGCACATTCGAGCAGTCGGAGTCCTCCCAGACACCAGGCCCCTCGTCCCCGCAATGAGCGGATGCTCTGGTCCGTGCCTGTTGTTCATCTTCTGCCTGGATCACGAATCCAGCGCACTCATCATACCCAACCTGGGCGGGGTCTGGACGGTGGATCTTGTAGAGGTTCACGGTTGATTCCTTTGGTTCAGAGAGTCACGCGACCCTCATACAACAAACATACATCCAACCACTCTAAAAGTAAAGGGGTTGGGAGCATTTATTTTCACGGGATCTGGAAGACCTGTTCCCACTCCCTGGCAGCCGGCTCCTCATGGCTGAACGGGCCTACATCCCCTGGCTCCATAAGCCACAGCCCCTGCTCCCTGGCCACCCAGTCGCAGAAGACTTCCCAAGTAGGTTCCCCGGGGATCGGGAACCAGCCGCCCCACGTCCCCTGGTCAGGCCATAGGACGCACAGACGAACAAGGCCAGGGAAGGATCCTAGCGCCTTTCTCCATCTCACGGAATGGCGCATCCCTTCCACGCGGTCTAGCTGCTCCCCGAACTGGTCGCGGTATCTCTCAGACCCTTGCCACCAGCCATACAGACGGCCTGCCCGTTCCCAGCCCACCGCCCCGTAGGACTTAGCACCCGGTTTGCTCAACGCCTTCTCCACAGCCTCCACAGCCTCTGGGGACATAGAGTTTCGGATCCTCTGGATCTTCAGCGTCGGAGCATCAGAGACCGGATCGAAGCAGGTCCCTTGGAGGTCGGAGGACAAGGAGCCCCGGACATCTGGGAGGCCGGCGTATCGGAGGAAGCAGGACCACCGAGGCTTCCGGTTCGGGGTGGCTAGGAACCAATCCTGCACGGTCTCCGGGAAGAACTTAGAGCCTTTCTTGTAGGTCTGGTCGGAGAGCATGGAAACCAAGGCCCTGAGGCACATGGAATGGACCTCGTCCCAAGCGACTGGTACCATAGGCCTAGGGTAGTGGGCCTCCAGCCAGGGGGCTGGGAGCTTAGCCCATTGGGGAAACGTGCCGTCCTGGACTTTGTGGAGGTGTCGCACAGCTTCCTGGACCCATGTAGGAGCCCGGAACCCAGGGTCTGCAGCTAGGGGCTTGTGCTCAAAGTGCAGATCCCCTTTGGAGAGCAGGTCTCTGAGGATCGCGAGGGCATCTGGGTCTAGGTCTCCTATAGAGACGATCAGGTCATCCGGAGGCATGACGGACCTCCGTGCTAGGTCGAGTTCCGTAGCTCATGCCCCGCCCCGCAGTCGCTCGATCTCGCGGAGGCAGGCGGAACGGAAGCGGGCGAGCTGTTGCGCGTGACGGATCGTCTTGCGTCCTGGTGGCAGGCGATCCCACAGTGGCAGGCGATCCCACACGCGAAATGCCTGTTCCGCCATCCTCCTCAACTGGCTGATCCGTGTCCGGACGTAGCGGGCGCACTCGGGGGATTGGGTGTACTGCCCTTCGATCTTGAATGTGATAGACCCGCACCCCCATGTGGTTGGGTATTCTCCCGTCTTGAGTGGAGCCCCGCAGTAGGGGCAGGTGTCGGGGGTCATGCGCCCTCCTTCTCGGCGACAGGGTGGGAGAGGGCGCAACGCAAGCCATCAAGCTCGGCGACCTTCTCCGCCAGCCAGGACATGTATTTCCGGCGCTGTCCCGGATGAGTTTCTCCAGTGAGGAGTTCGTCGACCACCTCATGCAACGGAACACCGCAGACAATCGCCCCTTCTCCGCAGGAACGGCGCAGGACCCGGAGGTCAGCGTCGGTGTAGCTCATAGCTTCTCTCCTTCGGTGGTGGGCTTGAGGACTGCGCGGGCGTTGGCAAGATCGTCGGAAAGGGAACACCCCCCTCCAAAGTTGTGGGAGTGGCGCAACAGCCTCTCCAAAGCCTCCTCCAGTGCCCGGATTCTCTTCGTGCTCGGGTACTCCTTCACCTCCAGCGGCTGCTCCCCGGAGTACAGGGGCCTCAGGACAACTTCACCCCCCTGCTTCACGGCATCCCGGATGCTTCCACCCACACGCTTCCAGTCGTTGGCAATGTCCTCGGTCCTGATGTGGGAAGCCCCATCCTTGTAGACCCTGGACACGACCACGTGCAAGGGCTCCGCACGTTCGTGGGGAATGGCAGGCAGCTTGGCCTTGAGTTCCGCGATCTGATCTCTGATGGCCTGTTCGGCACAAAGGGGCATGGTCATGGCTGGGAGCCTTTATTGTTGGAGATCGAGAACGAGACGCCATAGATCGCCTGGAGGATCAGGAAGGCCCAGAACTGCCACGTCAGGAAGTTGAGCCCGACAATCGTCAGCAGGAGCCCCTGAAAGACACACGCGAGCATCCAGATGACTTGGGAAGTCTTCATCGTCCCACCTCTGAATCCAAGGTCGCCACGAGGTCTCCGCAGGCAGCCATGGCCTCCAGACGGGTATTCCCCCAGCCAGCCACTTGCACGCGGCCCTTGGGCCCCGTGAACGGCGCCACGGCAAGGAATCCAGGGTACTTGGCAATGATTTTCATGATTTGACCTTTCGGCACTGGTTTTGGAGGATGGCGTGCCAGAGCATGTTGGTGATGCAGGAGCTACGGAGGCCGTGGAAGTGGCGATCCCTGCCTCCCTGTACCCAGCCACGGGTGATCTCAAAACTGGTGGTCCTGTTGGCCATAGGGAGGCCGAGAACCCCGGGGATCCAGCCCCGGAGGTAGTCGGGCAGCGGCTCGAAGGTCTGGCCGTTGATGGTGTGGGTCTGGGGCTTCATGCTCCGAAGCACTCCAGGCCGCGAGCCACGACCTTGGAAGATCCGCCGAAAGCATTCAGCCTGTCTTCGAGGATGCTCCGCACGAACTCGACTGCATCGCGGCCAGTGGGGCGGAAGAAGGCACATCCGTTCATGACGATTAGGAAGCGCTGGGCCTTGTCGAGGTGCCGCATGGACTCCTGGTCTGCGTCTGTGATCTTGGCGACGACCTTGCGACCATCCTTGACCAAGTACTCCTGGACCTTGCCGAACTTCTTCCCGGTCTTGACTTCGATGAGCATCTGGATTCCTTTGGTTTAGAGGGTCACGCGACCCTCATACATACAATCTACAACCTCCCACCCTAAAAGTAAAGGGGTTGGGTACAACTTTCTGCACTTTCTTCCGTATCCTGGGAAAGCAGTGTAGAAAGGAGGCCCAGAGATCGGCCGCGTACTCTAGGGAGCAGAGGCGGCCGACATCTGGAACCCCAAGACCCCTCTCCCCGGGTTGCGCTTAGGCCTTGGAGGAGCCTAGAGGCGTTGGGAGAGGGGAAGACCCCCGGTGGTCCGCAGGCAGCCCCGTTTCCAAGGCCTCCCTCGCGTCGGGGATACTGTTGGGATGGAATCTAGTCAGGAGGCCCCCTGTAGTGGAGTACTTTCGGCACCTCGAAACTTTTTTGCACTTGGACCCTTTACAGTAGCCTTCCTGAAAGTATCTTCCCATGTGTAAGCCTGCGAGACAGTAGGTTTCCGGATAACTCAGGGGCACTCCGGACCTGTGGACTGCGATAGGGGCGGCTCCATACTAAGATGTCAAAGTCTTGGTGGTGGGACCTCAGGAACAGGGCACAGGCTACGAACCTGGAGGGCATAGATCGGAAGGGTCTATGCTACTGGAAATGCCGGGGGAAAAGCCCCTAGCAGAGGTGTCAAGGCTCCCAAGGCCATGCCGCTTGCCAGGTCCTCCAGGGGCGTAGCCTGTGTCCAGCTCCTGAGGCCCCACCACCTAAGATTACAAGGCAGCTTCCTTAGTTTCTTTGTTTTTGTAGCTCCCTGGGGCTGCTGTGGCCAGCCAGGGAGGCTAGGGACCCCTGGAAACCCCTGGAACTAGGCCTGTGGCAGCCTTGGGAGCTATGGCTAGGCTGCTATGGACTGTGGAACAGGGCAGCTAGGGGTCTAGGACTGGCCAACTAGGACTGTGGCAGGCTAGGGATCCCATGGAAGCCCGGAAACAGAGAGGCCTAGCAGCATGGGACACATGGCTAGGCCTCTCTGGAGCTTCTCAGCATAGGGTCCAGGGGAATCCCCAGATACTGAGTTCGGGGGAAGGGCTTCCCCGTCTTGCTCATAGGCAAAGATAGCCCCTCTGGAAGCCCTTCGGCAAAGAAAGGCATCTTGGCTCCCTTTACAAATAGGGACCTTGGTGTATTTTAGGGGAATGGAACACCGCCCCCAAGCAACCATCGCCAATACAGACGGATCGTGCCTGAAAAATCCCGGCGGTAAGTCGGGGGCCGGCGTGCTCCTCCAGTTCCCCGATGGTACGACGGAGTCCCTGAAGCAGGGCTTCCCGAGTTCCACGAACCAACGGGCCGAGCTTCTAGCCGTTCTGATGGCCCTAGAAGCAGTCGGGCCTTCCGGGAGTGTCCTTATCCGTTCAGACTCCCAGTATGCGATCCACGGTCTCCGCAAGCACCTCTGCAGCCCTTCTGGCCACTTGCCCTCGGCTAACCGCGATCTCTGGCTCCGAATCCTCCCTACTGCCAGGGCACTTGGCCCCAATCTGGCCCTCGAATGGGTCCGTGGCCACAATGGGGATCCTGGGAACGAGGCAGCCGACCAGCTGGCTGGGGACGCGGCCCGCTTCGGCCCCTGGACAGAGGACTACCGGGAAATCCCAGGGCTGGTCGATCTTTTCTCATAGAACCCCTTTACTTTTAGAGCTGGGGGTGCTATGTTTGGAGTGTGGCTGGCACATGTAGCCGGCCAGGGAACAAGGATTCAATGGAAACGAAACCACCGACCGTCCGAGACCTTCTGGAGACAACCACTGCAGGTACGTGCTACCTGACAAGCCTGGAAATCTACTGGGACCTGGCTGTCGCACGCCCCCATGATCCCCTGAACCACGTTGCGCAGATCCTCCGGAGGTCTATCAATGGGATCCTGAGCACACCCGGCCCCGAAGCATCGACGGCCACTGCCGTGCGCCCGGGCTACATGGACATTTCGGAACCCTGGGTCACAGAGTTCGGGGTCTTCACTCCCAAGGCTCCCGTGCTCTACGGACCCTATGCCGACGCCGTCCGAGCGGGGCAGAAGCTGTCCAACGTCCTTCGGCAATCAGACGAGCAGAACGACGACATCGACCAAGTCCTCTCCGACCTCTTCCGGGAGCCTTGGTACAAGCGCCTCTGGAACTGGCTTCTTGCAACCCAGGCCTACCAACGGCCCCTCTCCGACCGCGATCTCCAGGACATCTCAGAATCCCTGGATCGTGCTCTCCAACTTCCCATGTACAAAAGAATCCCATCCCTCATCACCTGGCTTTGGAGGCTCCCTTGAGCATTGACCTTTTCGGCGAAGAAGACACCATCGAAACTGCACTTGGCGAGGGCCAGGAAGCAGGCCTGTATACCAATAGGATCTGCGCCCCGATCTACGAACCGAAGAACCAGAAACCGTTCACCCACGAGTTCGTCAGGGAGGGCAAATACCACGCCCTCCTGGCGGCCATCGAACGGTCTTCCGTGTCCCCCATTGACAAGGCTTTTCTGCGCTTGGCAGCTACTCGGCACATTGTTTTCAATTACTCCCTGATCGCCGACTACTATGCCCACTCGGAGCCGGAAGTCCAGCAGCTCATGGAGGACTCCGCCCTCGTCCTGATCGACTTCGAGGACGCGATCCGGAACGGCTATGTCAAGCTCTCTTCCGAGATCGAGGCGCACACCCACGCCCTCCGCACCAAGACCGAGGTGCCCAGTGCGTAAGGAGGACTTTGTCGTATTCATCATCACCCATGGAAGGCCCAACAACGTCCGGACAATCAGCGCCCTCCAGCGTGCTGGGTACTCCGGCCGCGTCGTGCTCCTCATGGACACAGAGGATGCCACTTACCCGGAATACTGCAAGAAGTACGGGGCCGAGAACATCGTCCTGTTCGACAAGCTGGAAGAGGTCAAGAAGTTCGACGTATTCGACAACTTCGACAAGCGTGCCAGCACCGTCTATGCCCGAAATGCCTCCTTCCGAATCGCCAAGGAACTGGGCTTCAAGTACTTCGTCCAGCTGGATGACGACTACACCTCGTTCATGATCCGGACCCCAGACAAGGGCTACTCGATCCGACACCTGGATCGGATGTTCAGCTACCTCGCGGACTTCCTCGAAGCCACTCCCATCCTCTCCGTTGCCATCAGCCAGGGAGGGGACCACATCGGCGGATACGACCCCACAGAGCCTGAGGTGAAGCGCAAGGCCATGAACAGCTTCATCTGCTCTGTCGATCGGCCCTTCGACTTCCTGGGCAAGCTCAACGAGGACGTGAACACCTACATCCACCACGGAAAGCTCGGGGGCGTCTTCTTCACGATCTGGCGTCTCCAGCTCTGCCAGATGCAGACCCAGAAGTCTGCCGGCGGCATGACCGAAGCCTACCTCCAGAACGGCACCTACATCAAATCCTTCTACACCGTGATGACCCAGCCATCCTCCGTGAGGGTTGCAACCATGGGCATCCACAACCCCCGCATGCACCACGGGATCAACTGGGATCGCTCCGTCCCGAAGATCATCAGCCCCTGCCACAAGAAGGCCACCACATGAGCATCGGACTCCCCCATCCCCACCTGCTCCCCTACATCCCGCGCAGGCTCCTCCTGTGCATCCACGCCACCGTCTGCAACCTCAGAGGCCGGCAATGGGGCTCCCAACGCCCTGCCCTCCTCTTCGTGTCCAGACACCCTTGGCCCTACCTCATCGCCTACCATCGCCACCTCGTCCACGAACTCCGCTCCCGTGGCTTCAAGCCATCCCCCAAGTGGCAAGACCCCAACTACAGAGGCCGCAAGCACGAACCCTGGCCCCTCCACGAGGACCCTGCACCCCTGAACGACCTCTGGTATCCCCACCACTCGAAAGCCGACTACAAGGCTTCTCTCGCCTATCTCCGAAAGACCAAGATCGCAGACGACATGGACAGGATCCGACTTTCCCTGGCCCCAGAGGCAGTAGGATGAGCCAATGCCTCTCCTGCAGATTCTACCGCCGCCTTTCCAGGGACGGTGTCTGCCAAAGACACGCACCAACCAGGAACAGGCCAGGGATCCTCCCATACGCAGACTGGCCCAGGACAGCAGATACCGAAGCATGTGGAGACCACGAGCCAGGAAACCTTCCAGGCCCACACTCCAGGGGCCAAGAGCTATGAGACCCTATGGCTTCAATCGTCCAGATCCTGGAATCCCCAACGAGCACGACAAAGGCTCTATCCGCCTCCACACCCGTCTGGCCCTCCAAAAGGCCCTAGGACCTGTTCCCCCTAGTATCACGGCCAAGAGCAAGCCCCCATGCACCTGTGAGGACTGTACCAGCGATCCAGTGTTCGCTGCCTATGCTAGGGGGCTAGAACAAGAGGAGCATAGCCACCTGGATGAGATCCCGCTGTAGGCAGCTATGGGGACCAGGGTGCTATGGCAGCAGGGGGCCAGGGGGCCAAAGCCCCTTTACAAATAAAGTGGTCATGTCTACATTTCTATGAAGCGGCCATGTGGCCCCTTCTACCAAAGGCTTCCAAGTGAACATCTTCGTCCTCGACCGAGACCCCCAGGCGGCCGCCCTAGCCCACTGCGACACCCACGTTGTCAAGATGATTCTGGAGACCACCCAGATCCTTTGCACCGTCCGCCATCAGGCTGGCGACCCGGTCCCCGACGGCTACAAGCCCACACACGCCAACCACCCCTGCACCAAGTGGGCAGCCGCCTCCCTGGCCAACTACAACTGGCTCCACCTGCTTCTGTTCTGGCTCCATGCTGAATACGAGCATCGGTATCCCGGGAAGGTCCACGCCTCCTGGAGGCTCCTGATCCCCCTGGCCCCTTCTCTTCCCATGGAAGGGGGAACTATGACCCCCTTTGTCTTCGCCGGCCCAGAGTCCTGCATCCGTCCTACCATCGTCGAGAGTTACCAAGCCCTCTACCAGCTCAAGCAGACCACCATGAAGGTTCCCATGCGCTGGACCAAGGCCTCTAGGCCGGAGTGGATGGATCTGGGGGCCTAGGGGCTAGATCAACTGGGATCAACTGGGATCAACTGGGATCAACTGCCCCGTTCTCCAAATGGCCTACTCCCTTTGGGAGTTCTCCAAACGTGGGGTAGGCCATTTGAGAGTTTTCACACCCCTGAACCACTAAGGTGCCCCAAAGCCCCATGCCATAAGGCTTCCAAGGCCATTGGGTAGTTTTTGTCCCCGATGATCTTCAGATTGGGTAGTTTTTCAGCATGGCTAAAAACCCCAAAAACTCGAATCCTGATGAACCAAAACCCCCCAAGGTTGTTCCTCCCATCCCGAGAGGCCGGCCCAAGGGGGCAAAGGACCTGAAGCCCAGGAAGCGGTACGCCAAGAGCGCGACCTCGTATGCCAAGAAGCGTGCAGACCTGGTCCCTGACTGGCAGAACGCTCCCGGCGGCCCCTTGAACCCCAAGCAAGCCCTGTTCGTCTCCGAGTACCTCGTGGACCACAACGGGACCAGGGCAGCCAGGGCAGCAGGGTACTCCCCCAAGTCTGCCCATATCGTGGCCAGCGGCATGCTGAAGCTCCCCAAGGTCAAAGACGCGATTGCACGTGCTGTTGAAGCTCAAATGACCCGGACCACGATCACTGCAGACCTTGTCCTGGCTGAACTGGCCCTTGTTGCCTTCTCCAAGCCCACGGCGATCATGTCCTGGGGACCCAACGGCGTGATCCTCAAGGACTCTGAGACCATGCGCCCAGAGGACATCGCCCTGGTTGCCGAGGTCTCCGAGACCAAGGGGACCGACAAGGGCGGTGGCTCCATGAAGGTCAAGCTGCACGACAAGATGAAGGCCCTCGAACTCCTAGGCCGACACCTGGGCATCTTTGTCGAGGTCCAGAAGGTCCAAGTTCAGGACGTGGGCAAGGCGACCTCCGACCAGAAGGAAGAATTCGCCCTTTTGGCTGCCCGTGCTCAGCAGCGCTGGGCCTCCCAGGGGTTCGTCTGTGGCTCCACGAAGTAAAGCACGCCTGGGGGACCTCCCGGAGCCGGGACGCCTCTGGACACCGGCCGAGGTGGAACTGATCTGGGACGATCCCGCCCTCCTTGGCCAGATGCTCGGAAAGGATTGGCTAATCTCCCACACTGGGGACCTCCACCCCAAGTACGCAGGCCTCCCAGTACCCCCAGGCCTGCACTCCGAGTGGATCAAAGCAGTCTGGCTTCGGAATGACCCTCTGATGGCCCATCGTGGAAGCCTCAAGACCACGGACATCTCAGAGGTCGGGACCATCTGGAACTGGACCCTTCCTATGGACCGCCGCGATGATCGGGTGATGCTGGTCCGAGGAACCTTCACGGCTGCCAAGTCTTCTATGGAGACCATCGCCCGGAACATGAAGCACCCGGCCGTGGTCCAGCTCTTTGAGACGCTCTACGGGGAAGGGTGTACCGCGACATCCTACGACCGAGAGAACGAGATCCTATACAAGTTCAAGCGGACAAGTACCAAAGAGGGCTCCATCACGGCATGGGGCATTCTCCAGGACTTCACGGGCTTCCACTGCGACCGGGTCCTTGGGGACGACTTCATCACCCGCGAATCCCAGTACTCGGCAGCCGTGCGCCTGAAGACCATAGCGGCCGTGAACGAGATCCAGACCAACATCGTGGACAAGTCAGGCACGTGCCACTGGATAGGAACCCCCTGGCACCGAGAGGACGCCTGGCAGTGCCTGAAAGACCCTATCAAGTTCGCCCACCGCCCTAGGATAGACCCAAAGACCGGGGAACAGATCCACGGCACCTTCCTCATGTCGGACGCCGAGTATGAGTCCGCCATCTGGGGTACCCGCAAGGACGGCAAACGGTTCCGCAAGATTTCCCGCTCCCAGGAAGCCGCCAACTACGACCTGAACCCGGCCGTGGCTGACGAGGGTATGCTGTTCTCCGACCTTGCAGACATGAGGCCCTGGAGTCCTGGCATCCGTCCCGCGCCTGTTGTAGCCCACCTAGACGCCGCCTTTGATGGGGAAGACTGGACTGCCCTCTCCATTGGCCAAAGGCTCCCTGGGGACAAGATCCAGGTGGCTGGGTTCTGCTGGCCAGAACACGTGAACCTCAGGGTCCAGGACATCGTCAAGATCTGCAAGAAGTACCGGGTGTCCAAGATCACGGCCGAACGGAATGCAGACAAGGGCTTCGTGCTCCGCGACCTAGCTGCCGCCTTCAAGGCCCAGGGGCTTCTGATCTCCATCCCCAAGGACGCAAAGGGCATCCCGGGCTACCAGGAGTCCCAGAACAAGCACGTCAAGATCACCACGGAACTCCTCGGTGTCTGGCCCTCTCTTGTCTGGGACTCCGACATCCAGGAGGAGTATCTGTCGATGGTCACCAGCTACAACGAACACGCAGACCACGACGACGCCCCAGACTCCCTTGCCTCCATGGTCCGCGAGTTCTTCCCCTCCAACGTGACCAAAAAGCCTGGAATCTCGTTCTTCCTGCCTAAATAGCCCTCTGGAACCTATTTTCCCCAAATACCCTAAGTCCGGAGCATCCATGGCAGCAGAATTCGGCCGACGCCCCATCACCAGGACAGCCCACACGGACTCCCTGGCCAATGCACTTGTCGGCTACGGCGGCCAGCAGGATCGCACGATGTTCTCTCAGTACCTTCGTTCCCACATGCGGGACGACGTGGAACTGACCTCGATCTACACGGGAGGAGGCCTTGGGCGCAAGATCGTCTCTTGCCGCCCCGACGACATGATCCGCTCCTGGATCCAGTTCCCGGGGGACCCAGACGGCAAGATCTTGGCTGCCCTGGACAAGATCCAAGCACGCACCCACCTCAAGAACCTCCTGACCTGGACGGAACTCTACAGAGGCGGCATCATGGTCATGGGGGGCCTGGACAACTCCCTGAGCGTCGAGGAGCCGGTTTCCAAGAATGCCAATCGGCCGATCACCTTCCTGAAGGTGTACCCGGCTTCCCTCTGCCTGAATACGAACAACGACTTGGGAACAGATCCCCGGTCCCCCTACTTCGAGGACATCGAACGCTTCCGGATCCAGCGCAGATTCGCAGTCGATGGCCAAGGGCAGCTCTCAGTCCACGCTTCCCGCTGCATCGTGTCCAAGGGCATCCCGGTCCCTGAGGACCTGAACAGCGCAGAGGAGTGGAAGTACCTGTACTGGGGCATGGGCCGGTTCCAAGCCATCTTCGAGCAGATGTCCAACAGCGACTCCACGCAGAAGGCATTTGCCAACCTGATCCACGAGGCGACCATTGCAGTCCAGAAGATCCCTGGACTCATGGACCTGCTCGCCGGCGCAGATGACGCCAAGAGCCAGCTCAATGCGGTCATGGACACTATTGCCCGGGGCAAGTCAGTCTTGAACATGATCCTCCTGCCTGAGGGCGGAGAGTTCTCCAGGGACTCCCTTTCCCTATCCGGTTGGCGTGAAGCGGCCATGATCTTCCGCGAGGAACTGGCAGCCGTTGCCGAGATCCCTGTTCCCCGCCTCTACGGCATCCCCTCCTCTGGCCTAGGGGGTGGAGGCTCTGATGAGGAGGCCTCCAAGACCTACTACGCCAGCATCCAGGCAGACCAGGAGATCAAGCTCCGGCCCATCATCGCACGCCTGGTGGAGTTCGTGGGGCCGTCCGTTGGCTTGAAGCCTGACGAGGCTTTTGAGTTCCGCCCCCTCAGCACTCCCAGTGAGAAGGAGATCGCGGAGACCAGGAAGACCCAGGCGGAAATAGACGCGATCTACGAGGGCATGGGAGCACTTGACGCCGTAGATGAGATCCGAGCCTCCCGCTTCGGGGGCACCAAGTACTCTTTCGAGACCAGGCTGTCGGCCAACTTCGATCCCGAAGCAAAGGCAGACGAGGAGATCGCTGCCCTGGAAGCACAGATCGCAGGCCAGGGCAAGGCAGCTCCTGGAGCCAAGCCTGCAAAGATCCCGGCACCCTCCATGCCCAAGGCCAAGGTTCCGGCCAAGTAAATGGACCAGACTTTCCTCCACCTCCTGACGGAAGCACGGCGTAAGGAGATCATCCGCTCCAAGGGCCGTCCCAAGCTGCCTAGGGCCGTGGTGCCCAAGTACCCTAAGCTACCAGAGGTCCGCTACCAGACCCGGCTCCTGCGCCTCGTGGCACGCCTAGCAGACATCAGCACCAAGTGGGCCAAGAACGAGTACGCTGGGATCCTGAAGCGGTACCAGGAAGACGGCTACACCATCTGGACCATGGACGAGGACGCACAGACCCTGATCCTCTCCCTGACCAAGCCCCTCCAGACCGAACAGTTCTCCATGGACCTGGAAGGCCAGGAAGCCCAAGCCACTACGGAGACGGCAGAGTCTGTCAATGCCTGGGTTGCCAAGCGGTTCTCCCTTGAACGGCAGCTCGCCTTGGGAATGGTCTACGATCCAACAGAGCCTTGGGTGCAGAAGGCCGTCGGGGACTGGACGGCTACCAATCGCCAGCTAGTCAAGTCCCTCGTCGGGGAGCACCTCAGCCGCATGGAGTCCATGGCCCTCGATGCCGTGACCAATGGCAAGCGCCCCGAGCAGCTCCTCCTGGATATCCTCAAGACCAACAAGATGTCCTACAACCGAGCACGCCTGATTGCTAGGGACCAGATCGGCAAGCTCACAGCCCAGCTAGTCGAGAAGAGGTCCAAGGACATGGGCCTGGACACCTACACCTGGAGGACAGCCCTAGATGAACGGGTCCGTGGCAACCCTGGGGGCAGGTACCCCACGGCGAGGCCGAGCCACTGGGGAGCAGAGGGCAAGATCGGGGTCTACGGGAAGCCTGGAATCTGGATCGACCCTTCCACTGGGAAAGAGGTTTCCAGGGGGATGAACGATCCCATGGAAGGCCCGGGGACTGAGATCCAGTGCCGCTGTTTGGCCGCGTCGAGATGGCAAGACCTCCTGAAGCCTATTGACGAGAGCCTCCTGGAAGACCCCTACGTCCTGGCCGAAATGGGCAAGGGTCCATGGCCTAGCTGATTTCCCATCCCCAAGCCTCCAAGGATTCCACTTTCCGCAAATGCTAAAGGAGCACTCATGGCCTTCCAACTCGCTGCACCGGCCCTCACTGCCAACGGAAACGCGGACCTCGACATCGGTGCCGGATACGTCGGCCGCCCCGTGACCTTCCGCGCCTAGTTGCGTTTTTCCCTTTGCCATCTGTGTTTTTAGGATAATTTGAGTCCAGGAGATCCCAATGGCCAAAACCAAAGACCCCAAAGCACCTTGCCCCGATTGCAACCAGGATCCCTGTGTCTGCGAGCTTCCCAAGGGCATTGGTTCCAAGGGCGTGGACTCCAATACCTGCTGCCCTACCTGTGGGGAGCCCATGGCAGACGGCAAGTGCGCCACGGATAGCTGCATGGCTCCCAAGGGGACCAAGGCCAAGAAGCCCATGGCAGACAGTGCCACGCTCCACGCAGACTACTGGGGTCCCCTGAACGAACACGTTCGGCACACGGAGCCCATGAAGGAGACGGCCGACGGCTTCTATGAAGGATGCGCTGCAGTCACCTGCACTGGTGTCTTCCGCTACCTCATGACCGGGGGCAGGGTCGAGAACAGATTCCGGCCTCCCGAGGAAGTCTTCAACGAAGAGTCCATGGACACCTTGGAGCTGGCGACCCTGACCAACGGGCACCCAGCCTCTGGTGTCTCCCCGGAGAACTTCCAGAAGGTTGCCGTGGGATCCCTAGGGGAAGAGATCGAGAATGACGCCTACAACGTGTATGCGGACATCACGATCAAGGAAGCCCAGGCCATCGCGGATGCCAAGGCCGGCCGTACAGGCCTCTCCTGCGGGTACTCCGCTGTCCTGGTCACTGAGGGGGACGTCTCCTACCCCGTCATGGGCTACCAGGAAGACCCAGCCGACGGCCAGTACAAGAACATGGAGATCGGCCGCCAGGTCTACAAGGTCCCTGGAGTCTGGGGAGGAATCCCCTATGATGCAATCCAGACCCAGATCCGCTACAACCACGTTGCCCTGGTCGATGTTCCCAGGGGCGGGGATGCTCTCCATCTGCAATTCGACGGAGCCGAATCTTTCGGTGTCCTTGTCCAACACACCGACGGCAATCAGGCCGTTGGCCACCAAAACTCCGAACAGGAGAGGAACCACATGAAGAAGATTCACCTGGACGGACAGGAGGTGGCCTATGAGGTCCCCGAAGCCGTCGCTGCTCACATCGATGGCCTGAACGCCAAGGTCGCTGGCATCGCCAAGCTCGAAGCCGACAAGGCCGACGCGGAAGCCAAGCTCAGCGCGGCCAATGCCGCCCTGGAGACCGTGAACGCGGACGCCTCGGACCTCAAGGCCTCGATCCCCCAGAAGATCGCGGACGGCGTCAAGGACCAGCTGGCCCTCGTTGCCAAGGTCCAGGAGCTGGGAGTCTCGGTCAAGGCGGAAGACTCGACCGACGAGATCCGCAAGGCCGCGATTAAGTCTGCGATGCCCAAGGTCCAGGCCGACAGCCTCGAAGGTGTTGCCCTCGCGGCCCACTTCGATGCAGCTTGCGCTGTTCTCGCTGACCGCGTGAACCCGGATGCAGGCCAGCGCCAGTCCCTCGCGGACGGCGTTCCTCCCAAGACTCCCACCATCCAGGCAGACAGCGCGGAGGCCAAGATGGCCAACGCCTGGAAGCCTTCCAAGTAACCCCAGAAGCAAAGGACTACTACCATGGCCGCATACGGATTTCCTGACACTGCCCTTCGCGGGGTGTGCGACTCCAACGACATCGAGGTCGACAGCATCACCGCTGCCGTCGCGACTCTCCAGCCTGGCGACTTGATCTTCTCGTACAACGACGAGAACAAGGCCTATCCCTACGGACTCGACACTGCCAAGGCTGTGTTCAGCGGTGACTTTGTCACGTCGAACGTGATCAACGGCACCGTGGACGGCGTGGCGATTGGCGCGGTCACCTTCACGACCTCGCACGCCAACACCGGTACCCTGCTCCTGGCTGCCATCAATGCCCTCGCGGGTGTCGAAGCCATCCTGGACACTACGGACGGCACCAGCCGTACCTTCCTGATCCGCAAGAAGGGCAAGGCCTCCTTCGTTGTCAGCTTCACGGTGACCCTTGGCGCCTCCCAGGCCACCGGCACCTACACCTACGCCTCTGGCCAGAAGTTCCGTGGCGTGGCGAGGTACACGACCCGCGTCCCCACGACCGTCGGTGGCTCGGGCACCTTCGCTGTCGGGGAAGACATCGCGGTTGCTCGCCTCTGCGACATCTGGGCAGCTTCCACGATCCTCGGAGCCGGAGATGTTGCCTACATCACGACCGCAGGCGTCTTCGGAGCCGCTGGCACCGTGGTCGGAGCCTATGTCAAGCGTGACTACGACTCCACGGCCGCAGGCACCCTGGTCCGCCTTCCCATCCTCCCGGCACCCATGACCTACGGAGACCGGTTCTAAACCGGCCCCACAGGAAAGGAACACAAATGAACCCGAACACGATCCACCAGGACGCTGGCGAGGCCATCTACCTCGCCCGTCAGCTCGAATCCATTCTTCCCGAGACCAAGGATGTCATCTACCGCGACATGCGGTCGAAGGAGTTTATCCCGGTCAACGGACGCCACAACGCTGGCACCAAGACCATCACCTGGAGGTCCTTCTCCAAGTACGGTCGCGCCAAGATCGTCGCGGCCTACGGTGCCACCGACATCCCGGCTGTGTCCCGCGCTGCCACCGAGCAGAGCATCAAGGTTCACACCATCGCGAACAAGGCGACCTGGACCAAGCAGGAGGTGCGTGAGGCAGCAATGGCCAACTACCCCCTGAGCACCAACCAGGCCATGGACGCCACCGAGGCCAATGCTCGGGAAGCCGACATCATCGCATGGATCGGTGACACGGTTCACGGTATCAACGGTCTCCTGAACTACCCGGGCCTGACCGCCGCGACCATCCCCAACGATGGTACCGGTGCTTCCAAGACCTGGGCAAGCAAGACCGGCGACCTGATCCTCCGGGACGCGGCCAACATGATCAAGGCCGTCACGGTGACCACCAACGGTGTGGAGAAGCCCAACAAGCTCCTCCTGCCCCTGTCGGTCTACATCGACATCGGCACCCGCGTGGTGAACTCGGCCAACAGCTCCAACGTGACCATCCTGGCTCTCCTCAAGGACAACCTGAGCAAGCTGGGCATCACGGCCATCGAAGGTCTCCCCGAGCTGGAGACCATCGGAGCTGGTGGAACTGG